AAGAACAAGTCCCATAAATTTCTGTTGTTGTTTACTAACTGCAGGCATTACTCACTCCTATCAAAATATACATTCACAGACATCACCAATTTCACAAATAATCTTTGTGATGTTCTCGTTTATACGTTGAAGTTTAGGGTCAATCTTAGCAATAGTCTTCAGGTCAACACCTTCTTTGATAAGACCTTCACCAACAACTTGACCAGCACCGGCAGGGTACATAAATGCACCGTGAGTAGATGGGTTTGACACAAAGTCCCAACCAATCAACTCAAAGTCATCTTGAACTTCAACTGTTGTTTCGTTTATCTCTTTCACCGAACCCATACCACGAGATGAAATACCAAGACGGATTCCAGCTTGAAGAAGATTCTTGAGAATATTTCCTGAAGGAGTTGGGAGGATTTCTACCTTACCAACAACATCATCTCCGTCCCAATTTACATCGAGAACGTTATGACAAACATTACGAAGATTGATAACAGATGAATCTGGATGGTCTAACTCACCGAGAGCACGATTTTCTTTGATTTGAACTTTCTTGTAATTAGCAACTTCACGCATAAGAATTTTCTTTGGATAAACACGCCCATTTTGATTCTTTGCCTCTGCACGTTGAAGAACACCCGATACGATAAGTTTACCACCGTTATCTGATGATTCGTTCAATTGACGTGGGGTTGCTGAAAAAAGTATTGTATCTACAAGTAAGTGTTTCATTATTAGGCACCCAATTCGTTTATTTTCTTACCAATTCTGTTTAGTCTTTCACCGATTTTTACGAGACGACTGTGTGATGAACGCCAAAGAGTTCTTTGGTCTACCGCCATTTCTGTTTTTAGACGAAGAGCGTGTCCGACTGCACGTTCTACACGCAGAAGAGCTTGATTTAGTTCCTTTATTGAGTGATTTATTTTTTCACTCGTTGTTTTTGTTTTATCGCCCTTGTATTCTTTATAAGATGCTTCATGAAGAGATTTCATCACTTGTTTATACGCCGATTCACTCTTTTTCACTTCTCTTGCAACTCTATACCCGGCAGCCTCTGCTGTTTTTCTCATAGTAGGATGTGGTGTATTTCCATTATCGTCATTGTAACCATCATAAGTATTATCGTCGTCTTCACCACCATCACCAGCACCTTCTATAAATGATTCACCGATATTCATTACAGCAAATCCAAGTGTGGTGGAAATCTCATTTACATGGTTTTTTGATTCAAAATTTTTCTTCTTTGTCTTCGGTGCAATCTTATATCCAAATTGCTCAGCGTTATCTTTTGTTTTTGCATCAAAAGATTCTTTACCTTCTCCATCTTGAGGAGCAAATGCCTTTGGTGTGTCATAACCAGCAACCATACCAGTTGTACTAGTCTCATTCATTTCATCTCTGAATTTTTTGTATGATTCAGATTCTTTTAGTTGTTTTATGAATTTTTCTACGTTCATGACTATTACCTAACCAATTGATTACGAATTAATACATAAACAGGGCCACCACTATCAATCTTTATACTTTCAAGTGATAATTCGATAATACCTGCTCCATTTACACTACTGGTTGCAAGTGTTGCTAATGGAATAGTACCACCAAGTGAAAGAGATGCCGTTCCTGTAGCTGGATTTTGTATGATAAGTCCACCGGCTCCAAAATTAGATCCAGTAAACGTAGTTGTACCAGAAGAACAAGTAATTGATCTTAAAAATTTACCAGGATGTCCCTTCTTTTCAAATTCACTATACTGTGATGTTGGATAGTTGTAGGGTTGTATTTCATTATACGGCATTATTTTATCTCCTTCAGGTCATTTACAAGGTCATAATATCTAAGTAAAGCTGATATATGACTTTCGTCAAGATTCTTTATTGTTCCGTATTGGTTTAGTAAGTCAGAGACTTCCGCCAACTTGATTTTTAAAGTCTTATCTTTTGTTCTCTTTATCTTTTCTTCCAAGAAAATTCTTATCTTTGAAGCTTCACCCTGAACAAATGTCTTCAGGTTGTTTGTGTTACTTACATTACTGATGTATTCACGTAGTAAAGACTTTTGATCTTGTGAAAGTTCTCCATACTTTTTATTGAACTTCTCAACAAGAATCTTATAAGACATAAGACGAATTTCTTTTGGTTCATCTTTTAGTGATACCGACTCCTCAATGAGTTCTTTCTTAGATTCAGAGACCATATTTTCCATAATGGTCATCTTTGAACGAGTAATTTCTACTGGGCTATCAAGTTCGGTATATTCAAATATCTTGTAAACAGATGCGAGTAATTTATAATTTCCGACTTTTGTTTGGAAGAAGGCATTTATATCAAAGTTTTCTGTTATTGCCTTGATGAGTTCATATTTTTCCTCACTCAATTTCTTCTTATTAATTTTCTTACGGGCTGTAAGGACTGCTTCGATCAACATTTGTGATTTTGCATCAGTCGGCATCTTCTCTTCACAAAGTGTTTTATACAAACGATACTCCTTTATCATCTCGGTGTTCTTGTTGAAAAATTTCTTCAAGATACCCGTGGCGATAGAGTCTGTGCCGGATATGATGTCAGATGTTATTTGACGTGTTAATAGTTCAAATAACATCCCCGTGTTTCTATACTTTGAATGTTTAATCTTTTTCATCCTTTGTTTACCCGTAATGTATTACTCATAAAATAAATATGACCTAAATTCAAATTTCTTCCATTAAATTAGACTCATCAAGTAAATTAGATGTTTCTGTTTTTTGTTCTGATGCTGGTTTCAAACTCTCCGAGATGATTGATTTTGTCTTTACTCTACCGAAAGACATAGAGCCCAACATATCACTTATTTCCTTTGTCAACCCATCACGTTTTGTAGATTCAGTTGCCAATGGTGAATTACCCCTATAGTTATGTTTTGGTGAAAGATTGACATCAAGTGTTTTACCGATGTCTTTCTTACCAAGTGGGTCTCTTCCAAACGGACTTCTATCTGTTCCATATGTAGAACCACCCTCCGGTGGTCTACCAGCACCTGGCCATCCACCTTCAGGAACTTCTACGTCATTGATTTGTTGAGGTCTCTTACCACCATAAATATTCATAGATGCTAAATCATGTGGAGTCCCGAATGATTCCTTCGTAATCTTTGGATCATTTCCTTCACTTTCAATTTGTTTCTGACGGAATTGATGTTTGATGTCTTCAATGATTTCATTCTTCTCAAATTCGGCTTCATCTTCTGAAAGATTGAATACATTCGCATAAACATATTTCATAGAGAACAATCGCTTTTCAATTAGATTTGAAGCAAGGTCTACACGTTCTTTCCAAAGAGCAATCTTCTCTTGTTCATAGATAATAGACGGGCCGGTAAGAGAAAGTTCAAAGTCAACAAGATCTGCATTCTCATACCCTTGAGCATATAAGTGAACAATCGCAATCTTTGTTAGCTCAGAAACAACAATACGTTGAATACGTTCGATTGTTCTTGCAAATCGAATATCAAGTGTGGCAAGAGTTGCCTTACCTTCAAGAGATTCATCAAATCCAAGATATGCCTTTGGAACTTTGAGAGCAGCAAATATCTTACTCTTTAGATATTCAACGTCTTCAATTGCCTGATATTGAAGTCCGGCAAGAGTTTCGATGTTAGTACCAGCCTGGCCACCACGAACAGGAAGATAGAAGTCTTCCAAAAGGTTTTGCATATTATAACGAAGATTATATTCACCAGTTCTCTCATCCATCACCGGTGTCTTCTTCATTGCATTCATTACGTTCTGCATATACTGATCGACTTCTGCCGGCGGAATATTACCAATATCAATCTTGAAGATTCTCTTTTCAGGAGCTCTCATGATACGGTGAATCAACATCGCATCTTCCATAAGAACAAGTTGCTTGTAAAGTTTACGAGCACCTTCCAACATTGACTTACCATACGGTAAGAAGTTTGTATCACCTAAAAGACGGAAGTGTGCAATTTCATAGTTCTGAAATTCACCTTTACCAAGTGGACCCTCATAGATAAACTTTGTCATGTAAATATGTTCAGGGTCTGTTCCTTCATCACGTTGCATTTCATATGGTGAAAGTGGAACAACGTTTGTAATACCAACCTCATCTTTTACATCAAGATAAAGATAATTGTCACCATACTTACAAAGATTACGAATCCACGGCCACAAGTTGTATTCAATGTTTATAATGTCATAGAAAAGATTATGTAGAATCTTTCTGATGTTGTCATTATCTGAACGAATTGAAAGAACATCACCCGTGTCATTTTTTAATGTAGATTCGTCGGCGTAAATATCAAGTGCCGATGAGATGATAGCATCTGTGTCCATTGCCTCATAGTCTGTGTAAAGGTCAATCTTTGTTGCAGAGAATGAGTTGTATTGGTTATAAACAGAAATAGGAGTTCCACGAGTTCCGTGTAATCTCCCATAACGGTCAATAACTTTTGATGTATGTGGGTTTCCATCTGCTTGATAGCGAGCGGTATCAACTACTCTGAGTTTTTTGCCACCAACGTTTCTAACTACGACGTTCGTAGAGAAAAGTGTTTTCAGTCTATCAAATAAGGATTTCTGTGCCATTTATCACCTGTTTTTATTGTGTATTAGTCCATAGATATAAATATGAGTTAGAATAATCTAACACCATTTTTAGAGAAGCCAGGTAAGGTCTTCGTTCGGTTTCTTATCACCAACGTCCATTGTCCAGCCAGAATCTGAAAGTGGATTCCTCATATTTGTTGTACTGATTACTGATGTTGTTTTTCTCATGTAGTCAAGTGCCAGTTTAGTTCTCATCATACCTTCTTGGCGTAGTTTGAGTGCAGTATCACGAATCCAAAGTCCTATTGCAAATGACATTACCAAGTCATCGTTATATCCTGTTTGAGCTTCAGCTCTACCACCATTCCAAACAAATACGAACATTTCTTCGGCTAAACGATTTGATTTGATAATTGGAGCACGTTCTCTGAAGTACATCTCATACTTTGAAATAATGAGAGGTCTTGTCTTTGAACTGTTTGTAAATCCAGGAACCATCTGTGATTTATCCTTGAGGTCATATCCCTTCGGTATGTGAACCGATGGGTCGGTATAACCATCTTCTTTATATGTGTAATAAAGATTTGGATAACCACGGTCAATTATTTGTTGGATTACTGCCCAACCAATATTAGCATTTTCAACTACAAGTAGCGCATCATTATACTCGGTTGCTAGTGATACGAGAAGATTACCGTAAGACTTTGTATCTAATTTACCTTGATACTCCGCAACTTGTTCAATATTTTCTATGTCAATAACATGAAAGGCGGAATAGTCCTTACCATCACCACGTGCAACGTCAGCTGCAATCATATATGTCTTATTAGGGTCGGGGTCTTCCCATATCCATAACGCACCTTCGGCACCACGTTTCTCTCTTGGTTCACATACATATGTCTTTTGATACCAATCAATTGTGTTACCATCGACGACGGATTGACCAGATGAAAGGAAGTCACCATCACACTCTTGGGCAGCAAGTGCTGGGCCAAGAATGATGTCTTGTTGGTCTCTCCAAGCTTGGTCACGTTCAGGGTGAACTGTCCAGTGAAGGAAGATTGGGTTGAAAGCACTCTTCCCTGTCTTTGCATTGACCCACTGTTTGTGATAAAAATTACCAACCCCGTTAGGAGTCGAGTTGATAATTGCAGAACCACCAGTGTTGATTGTAGACTGTGCAGAGGCCCAAATTTCCTCGATGTTATCAATGAAGGCTCCCTCGTCAATAATAAGAAGAGATAGAGCTTCCGAACGAGCAGCATCTGCCGCAGCAGACACAGCTTTTATCTGCGAACCATTCTTGAAACGAAGTGAGAGTTTGTTATCTTCTACCACCGCAGTTTTCAACCACGATGGAAGATTATCATACATAACTCTAACCTTCGTTACAAGGTTCTTTGCAGTTTCTTGTTTTGTAGCAATAACGAGGATGTTTTGGTCTGTTTGAAATAACATCAACCAAAGGGAATAACCAGCAATAAGAGTTGAGATACCTAACTGACGTGACTTCAAACAAATGTTATATCTGTGTTCTTGGAAATCACGAAGTACATCTTCCTGAAAGTTCCACAATTCAAAAAGAATTTTACCACGAACAGGGTGTTGAATCTTGGCATACTTCTTCATAAAGTACACCGGATTAGAGGCACACTTTACATACTCTTCTTTGATTATATCACGTAACGTTTTATTTTGTTGAACCATTACAATATCACGCCCAAAATGATTGTTGCAACCGTTGCACCACCACCAAACCATATCCACTTATTATCATACCACTTTGGCATGAGTAAGTCGATTGTTTCACGAAGTTTTTTGTTTTCTTCTTCCATTGTACCAATAACTTTTTGACGGTTATCGAGTTGTTCTTGAAAAAGAAGAGCACGCTGTTTGTGAGATGAAATAAGTGTATCTTGTGCTATAATAACTCCACCTTGCCAGACTATTGTATCTTTTCGCCAATGAAGTGTATCTTGCAATCTTTGAATCTTGTTTGCTAATTTTAGAATATCATTTTTTGGTAAACAAACTACGGAGTCTTTGGATTGACCATAAGATAATGTGTTTGCAAGCAAGAATAAAATTGGTAATATCCATTTCATTTTAGTCCTTTATAAAATCGTTTAAGAAGTTAGAAGCGGAATCTGGTGTTGAAATTGGTGTTTTTGATGGTCTTGGTTTAGGTGGATTTCTTTTCAAAGAATCTACACGTCTTTCTTCGTCAGCAATCTTTGCATCCAATTTACCAGCGACTACGAGTAAACTGTCATACTTCTGATGGTATTTGTTTACCTCTGCACGCAGTGAATCCGCAATTCTCATATTTTCAGTTACTCTATCATCTACTAACATAGAATTGTAGATTGCTAGGCCGATTCCGCCAAACATAAGAATTCCAAGAATTATTTTTACAATAAGTGTTTTCATATCATTTCTTTGGATTTGTTGATACCATTTTAGCTTTACCACGTCTTGTTGAACCGTGTTTTCTTTTACGAGTTACCGCACTTTTCTTTTGTTTCGATGACATACGATAGGCACGACCAGCAGGGACACATTTTGGATATGCACGTTTGCCACCTTTTCTGGCCTTTGTACCAGCAGATGCACCACATGGAGGGTGACCACCTGATTTTGTTTTTCTACTAATGTCCACCCACTTTTCTTTGAACCATTTACGAAGACCACCTGAAGGTTTCTTTCCTTCTGTTAGAACTTCGTTGACGTATTCACGTATAACTAATTGGGCGATATGTTTTTGACATGGAGTCATATAGATAAATATCAACACTTTGCTAAATCATTCGCTTGTTTTTTCAAACCTTCAAGTGCACCCTTTAGTTTATCACCAGCCTTCTTTGACATACCATCTGGATCCTTTTCGATTTCAGCTTGTTTTTTCTTTTGATTTTCAGAACCCTTTGATTCGGTTCCACCCAATATTCCTGGAAGGTTTATATTTGGAAACGGAATACTCAACATTGAAAACCACGGAATTGGTGGGCCAGGAATCGGAGAAGGAAAGAACGGTATAACTCCGAGATATACACCGCCAACTGTTAATTGATGGGTAATCAAACTGTTATAAAGTTTACCGATGGCTTGAATTACAGTGTTTCCTTTTGTAAACGTTTTTGCCAAATCCGAATTCAACGGTGTTGGTAATCCCGGTAACAAAATTATTGCACCAGCTGTTGGTGCAATACACGGTGGCATGGGAGGGACTGGTGCCATACTTGCAGTAAGCCAATATAGACAATATCCCGTGGACATAACCAAGTATGCTATTTTAGAAACATCTATCAAATCAATCAAACCTTGAAGTTTTTTCATACACTTATAAACTTCTTTGAAGACACCACCGATTGTTTCTAATAAATCTTTGAATATACCGGCAACTAAACTTTTCAGTATTGGTGCAATAAATGCAAGAGGTGCTGGTAAGGCAGAGACCAATCCATCAATTACACTATTTACATTTTTTTGAATAGTCTTTACTAAATTTTTTGCACCACTTTCCGCGGCTTCTATTGCTCCACGTATAAATTGTATTACTTGTGAAACAGTTGATTGTATCTGTCCACCGAAGAAATTTATATCAAGACTAAGTTGGATAAACGTTTTTAGTATTGTTTTATCTGCGTTTAGAAGTGGTGCACCAAAAGGGGTTGTAGTTTGACCTATGTTAGATAAATGGTAAGCATTTGCCATCGCTTCAGCTGCCTCAGAACGAGACTTTGGCAAGTGAAGTTGAAATTGAGGTGTAAGCAACGATTGATATAACGCCTGGTTCATAGTTTATGTTTTATCTATTGCACCCTTACCACTTGATGGCCAACCGAATCTGCAACTCCAGTAACGAGCTTTATGGCGTGGTCCAGGAGTATCACAGTTATGTCTTGCACGAAATGACTTACGTCTTGCCGCGTTTGACTTCTTTATTCTCATAGTTTTCTTACCACCTTCACCCTTGTGTCCAAAGTTTACTTTGACAATATTTCCACTTGGATTCTTTACATATACTGAGAATTTCTTTGGGCCACCTGGAGTTCTAAATGGTTTACCGAGAGAGACCTTACGTCCACGATATTCGGCTTCACCGAGAATTTCTGTTCCCGCCTCTTGAATAGCAAAATGTAGTTCTGTAATTTTACCGCATTCGTTTGTTTTGTACGACTCAAGACGATAAACAGGATTCTTGATTGTGACTGACTCATTACGATAACCACCACCGGCGGCTTTATAAGCTTTTACAAGTGCGGCCGAGGCATAAGCACTCGGCCATACTTTGTATTTCTTCTTTATACGTGCCTTTACACTATTGTATAGTGACTTGTTCGATGGTACGGCACGTTCTATTACAATAGATTTTGACATAGTTATTGTCCCTTACGTGAAAACTTCTCTGCGGTTGCAACACCGAGACCAACAATGATAATATACATCAAACCTTCAAAGATAAACTCTG